CGGCCGGCAGCTCGGCCGGCAGCTCGGCCGCGCGCCGGCAGCTCGGACGGGCCACGGCCCCGGCCGGCGGCCGTCGGCGCGCTGGCGGCCGCGTACGGGCCCCGGGCCCGGGCATAAAAAAACCCCGACGGGGTTAGCGTCGGGGCGGGAAAGCCGGGGGAGAGCCGGCCGGGGCAACTGCGCCGAAGCGCGGCTATAAGTCTAGCAGGGCGGCCAGCAGGGCGGCCAGCAGCACGCCGGCGAGAATGATCAGCATGGCGGCCCCCATCAGGCCAGCGCCATGACCATGACCAGCAGGCCATAAAGGCCGACCGAGCCCAGCAGCACGGCCGCCCAAAAGAACGGGCCCCGGCCCTCTTCGAAGTCGGTTGCCCAGCGCTCGCGCCGGGTCGTCGGGATTGTCGACAGGGTCATGCGGCCATTGTGGCCGCGTCGGTGGAATAGGTTTCGCATGGCTTTGCCTTTCAGTGAGTCAGACGGATATCGATGACCCGGCGGCGCGTGCCATGAGCGGGAAACCCGACGATCGTCGAGCGCTGGCGCTGGCAGAGCTGGCAGCTCGCGCAGCTCACGCCGTCGCGCTGAGTCGCCGGGCAGATGACCACGGGCCGGCCGGCCGGCGTGGCCGTGTTGGCCGTTTGGGTCGACGGTAGGACGACGACGACGGGCCCGGCCCCGGTGGCCGCCAGCTCGTCGGCGTCGGCCAGATCATTGGCGCTTAGGTTGACCGTAAAGCCCCAGCGGTTTGCGTGGCCGATCCAGCGCAGCGACTCGGCGTCGCGGTAATGCGAGTAAGTGAAACCCCGGCGGCCGGCATTGGCGGCCACCAGCTGGCCGAGCGCGGCCGGGTCGACTGTCCGGCCGTCGCCGGGTAGGTCGCCGGCTTGATTGTGGCGCCAGAGCTGGCCGGCCGGCAGCGCGGCCACGGCCGCGACGAAGTCGGGCCAGAGCTGGCCGCGTTGGCCGGTCGAGACGGCCGACCAATGCAAGGCCAGCGGCCCGGCGGCCGCGTAGCACTCGGCGCGCATCGCGCAGTCGGCCGGGCACGTCGCGCGCTCGGACGTCGAGACGGGAATGGGGCCGGTTTTCACGTTGGCCGACTTCGGGCTTAGGTGCACGCGGTAGCTCATGCTGCGGCCCTCCTCAAGTGAGCGGCCACGCGGTCGGCGGCCAGCGCGTCAAAACCAGCATGAGCCCGGACGGCCACGCCATACCCCAGCGCTTGAATCGTGCGAAGCGCGGCACGGGTCAGCGTGCGCGTGCCGGCCAGCTGCGCCAGCAACTCGGACGTTTCGCACGCCGGGTAAATCGTCTCGCGGCCGTACACGTCGCGGACGTCGACAAAGATCGTGCGCGCGCTCATGCTGCGGCCCCTTCGCGCTTCGCGTCGAGCGCGTGCTGATATTCCATCTCCAGCACTTCGGCAGCGGCCGCCCATGCTGGCGCGTCGAATTGCACGCCGGCGTAAATCGGTTTTTTCAGCTCGGCGAAGACGACCGGCAGCAGCCGGTGCACGGCCGCCGGCCAGTCGGCGCCGGCGACAAAGGCGGCCAGCGCAGCAGCGCGAGCGGTTTCGGTGGCGCGATCGTTGAAGACCGCGACGGCGACTTGTTGCATTCTCATGGTTTGCCCCTTCGATTGTGGGCCGGCGCGCTGGCCGGCCCGGGTTGATTTAGACCAGCTCGACCAAATCCAGCAGATCGCCGGCCGTGGTTTCGAATTCGACCCGCTCGGCCGTCCAAGGGATCGAGCGCGCGTAAGCCGTGGCGCCGGTAACGACGTCCCACAGGGTTTCGATCGGCCGGCCCTCGTCGGCCATATGCGCGGCCGCGACGCGCTGGCCGACCTTCGGGCCGAAGCGCTTTGCCAGAAAATCCTCGACCTTGTCGACCTTGTTTCGCTGCGCGCCGGCCAGCACGCGCTCGACCGAGCCGGCGCTGGCGCGCGAATAGGCCAGCAGGGCCGGCGCGACCTCTTCGACGAACCGATCGGGCGCGCTGGCAGTGTGGCGAATCGCGATTTCCTCCAGCTCATGCGCGCCCCAAACGATGCGGTTCGCGCAAACGTAGTCGAAGAGAAAAGTCTTTACGCGCAGCGTGCCGGCGCCGACTTCGGAATTCGAGACGAAGAACCCGCGCGCGAGCTGGCCGGTCTGGCCGTCGCGCCGGCCGGGCAGCTCGATGCGATTCACTTCGTCGGCCAGAAAAACGAACATGTCGCGGTCGCCGGCGTAAAGGGTCGTGTTGTCCGACGTCACGGCGTCGAGCTGGCGGCCCCAAATGCCCGGCACGCGAAAGTCGCCCGTCACGCCGTCGCCGAATCGGTCAACGAGCGCGTCGACGACGTCGCCGTTCCAAATGCGGCCGTAGCGCGGCCCGGTCATGGCGCGCATGACGGCGTCGCCGTTTTTGGTCAGCAGCACGCCGACATCCTGCGCGTCGCGCTCGACGTGAAAGCCGTAATTCAGGCAGTCGGCCGCGACCGGGGCCGGCAGCGAGCGCAAATAGGCGGCCGGCGCGCCGACGAGCTGGGCGGCTTGCCCCATAGCCCAATTGGTCGGCGCGAAGCCGTGGCCGCTCGGCCCTTCGATCATCAGGCCGGCGGCGCCGTCCGGCACGGCGCGCAGACGGCGCGAGCTGACAACGGCCGCGCGGCTAATCGCGCGCTCGGCGTGAAACTTCGCGGCCATCGCCGTGAGCGACGTAAAGCGCTCCTCTTCGGGACGGGTTGACCATTGGCGGGATGCTTGCATCAGTGTGGACATAGTGAACTCCAGAATAGTGGATTGAACAATCGACGCCGGACGGCGTCCCAATGCGGCCAGCTCGGCCGCATTAGGCCGGCGTCAGGCGATAAACGCGGGATGCGAGCGCAGCCCCAGCTCGTCGGCCACGGCCAGCAGCTCGGCGCGATCGCCGGCGCGCAGCGCCGAGCGGATGAGCGCCGACAGGCCAGCAGCGGCCGCGTGAGTGTTGCCAATGGCGGCGTGATTGCGGATGCGCGAGACGTCGCGGGATTGTGATTTGGTCATGGTTTGGCCCTCCGGGTTAGAACGTGAAACCGACGACGACGAGCGCAGTAGGCGCCAGCAGCAGCTCGCGATTGATGTCGTCGAAGTCGGTCGCGCTGATGCGCTTGGTCGCGCGGTCATACGCGCCCCGGACGAACACGGAGCGCGCGTCGGGCTTGCGCTTGAAGTACTCGCCCGGCTTAACGTCGCGCAGCGCTTTGGTGGTGGTGGTTTCGGTCATCGTTGGCCCCTTCGTTTGGTTTGCGTTTGCGTCGGGCACGATCGCCCGACACCGATAATGTAAGGGATTTTTTGGCAGTGTGCCGGGCAACAGCAAAAAATTTTCGGCCGGCCGCGCTCCGGCTTTGGGTCGTTTGGGTCGTTTGGGTCATCAGCTCGGCCGAGCTGGGGAAAGCTTCGCGGCAGCTCGGCGGCCAGCAGCTCGCGCAGCAGGGCGGCAGCTCGGACGGGTTTTTGGGTCAAACGGGGCCGCGTTTGGGTCGCGTTTGGGTCGAGTGAGCGCGACGGGATGACCCAAACGCAAACCCGCGCCAGAGTTGAGAAAATCGGGGCTTTGGGTCAAATAGGTCATGGATTTAGTCTTACTTGATGAATGATGAATTATTGTGAAGCTTACAAAGCTTACAGTCAGTCGGCAGCGATTGAAACTTGATGACCTAATGACCTAATTGACCCAACGAGCGGCGCCGACGATCGGCGCTCAGCTCGTCGGTTTGGGGCCGAAAACCGGGGCTCGGCCCCCAGCTCTGCAAAAATCCAGCGCTGGGGCTTTGGGTCGTTTGGGTCATCAGCTTGGCCATGACCCAAACGACCCAGCAGCTCGGCCGGCAGCAGCTCGGCCGGCAGCTGGCCGGGCCCGGCCGATGGCCCCGGCATGGTGGCCGGCATGGCATGGCATGGCGCGCCCGGCGCCAGCTGGCGGCCGGCAGCAGCTCGGCGCGCAGCTCGCGGCCGGTGGCCGTTAGTGAGTGCTCACCGGGGCGGTCGGCCGGCCGCTCGGGGATGTTAGTGAGTGCTCACTGACCCCCCGGGGAGGGCCGGCGGCCGGCCGGTCACGAGCCGGTGGTGTCAGCAAAATTTTGAAAATTTTTTTGCAAAATTCCAAAAATCCCTTACGCTTCGGTCATATGGGCCATTTCGGCAACCCAATTCAAGTCGAGCGGACGTAAACTGCACACATGTTCAAGAGTCTTCCACTCACCGTCAGAGAAGTGCGCGCCACAGAGGCGACGCTTGAGCGCATCTATGAAGCTGCGTATCTGGGTTTGAAGAATGACGCGCTGGCGCTTGCAGCAGGAATGCTTCCCGTCGAGTACAACCGACTGAAACAGCTTGACCAAATGGCCGAAATGGCCGAACTCAAGGGGAGGGCTGACAGTGAACGCGAGAACAGCCAGCATCTGCTCAACGCAGCCCGGGGCGGCGACGCCAAGGCCGCGCTTGCTATCCTCCAGCACTCCCACGGTTGGGTTGCCAAACAAGCCATCTCCGTCGAGGTCGACCAGCGCATCAGCGTCATCGACGCCCTGCGCGCTGCTGAGAGCAGGGTCATTGACGGCGCCGTCACAGAAGTGATCGAGCAACAGCCCTCACAAACACTGGCGCGCCGCGTCGAGAACACGAATGCAGAAGCCCATCTACAGTCCTGATGATGAACAGCTCCTGATGACCCGGCTGTGGAGCCCGGCCATCAAGGACGACCCCGAGGCGTTCGTGCTGTTCGCTTTTCCGTGGGGGCAGGAGAACACGCCGCTGGCGAAGTACAAGGGCCCGCGCATGTGGCAGCGCCAAGTGCTGCGCGACATCAAGGCGCACCTTGCCAAGAACCAAGGCCAGCTCACGATGGACACGCTGCGGGCGGCCGTGGCGTCAGGGCGCGGTATCGGCAAGTCGGCCTTAGTTTCATGGCTGATCCTGTGGATGCTGTCCACGCGGATCGGCAGCTCAGTGATCGTGAGCGCCAACTCGGAAGCGCAGCTCCGCTCGGTGACGTGGGGCGAGCTGACCAAGTGGTCGACGATGGTGATCAACGGCCACTGGTGGGAGATCAGCGCGACCAAGCTGATGCCGGCCAAGTGGTTGACGGACATCGTCGAGCGCGACCTCAAGAAGGGCACACGCTACTGGGCCGCCGAGGGCAAGCTGTGGTCGGAAGAGAACCCCGACAGCTACGCCGGTGTGCACAACCACGACGGCATGATGTTGATTTTCGACGAGGCCAGTGGTATCCCCGACGGCATCTGGTCGGTGGGCGCGGGCTTCTTCACGGAAAACATCCTCGACAGGTACTGGTTCGCGTTCAGCAACCCCCGGCGCAACACGGGGTACTTCTTTGAGTGCTTCAACGCCAAGCGCGACTTCTGGCAGACGCGGCAGGTCGACGCGCGCACGGTCGAGGACACTGACAAGCAGGTCTATCAGCAGATCATTGAGGAGTACGGCGAGGACTCCTCACAGGCCCGCGTCGAGGTGTACGGCGAGTTCCCCAGCACGGGCGACGACCAGTTCATCGCGCCGACGCACGTCGCCGACGCAGCAGCTCGACCGCGCTACAAGGACGAGACGGCGCCCATCATCATCGGCGTCGACCCGGCGCGCGGCGGCGCGGACTCGACGGTCATCGCCGTGCGGCAGGGCCGCGATCTGGTGGCGATCCACCGCTACCACGGCGAGGACACGATGACGATCGTGGGCCGCGTCATCGACGCGATCGAGGAGTACAAGCCCACGCTGGTGGTGCTCGACGAAGGCGGCCTCGGGTACGGCATCTTGGACAGGCTGCATGAGCAGCGGTACAAGGTCGTCAGAGGCGTGAACTTCGGCTGGAAGGCCAAAAACCCGATTATGTACGGCAACAAACGGGCCGAATTATGGGGCTCGATGAAAGATTGGCTGAAAACCGCTTCCATTCCAAACGATAGAGGGTTAAAGTCCGATCTAACCGGGCCTACTATAAAACCGAATTCCTCGGGTACAATTTTCCTAGAAGGCAAGAAGGAAATGAAAGCCCGTGGGCTGGCGTCTCCTGACGCCGCCGACGCGCTAGCCGTCACTTTTGCCTTCCCCGTGGCCCATCGGGAGTACAATTCCCGCACAGAAGTCCGCAGATCAATGGGTCAGGCGGGCGTTTCAACCTCATGGATGGGGGCGTAATGGCTAAAAAAGGCGTGTCTCTAAGTGTTGGACGGG